GTGGTAGGTAGCCGCCGCAGTTACCCTACGAGAAAGTTAAGAAACTCGACGGCTACCCGCGTTACACATTAGCCGAAACACAAACTAAATAGCGTTACGGGTACTAACAATTAACGGCTTACCTATCATCGCTGGTTTGCTGACCATAGCAACCGCAAACACTAAACAGCGGGCCAACTCAATAGGGCCTGGACTACGCAAACTAGACAAAGTAATAGCGCCTTGATTTTTGACTGCTACGGCCCGTTCTACGTGCTGGGCTAAAAGTGCGCTGCCGTCGTGCCGTATTTTGCCTTCTAAAATCGCTGCCCTAGCGCCTACCGTCCAGCGTTGTAATTCTCGATTACCGACAATAGAAGCGCGTCGTTCAAATTTTGTAGGTAAAGACATTTCAAAAGCTGGCGTAATAAGTAGCCGCGTCGTTTGGTCTTGGCAAGCGTTTTCTACAGCCTGCCAACACTCGACCAAAGTATCTTTAATAAATTCGACGGCTAACTGTATTTGGCCTTTACTGTTTAGCGCAGCCCTAACGCCTACATAGCGGGCTTCGTCTTGGCTTTGTTCTATAGCCAGTACGCCGCCTTTAGGCATTGGGTCAGCTGTTACCAGTTTGTCGAAAACGCCTGGCTGTAGCCAGCCGTTAGCGCTGGCCGTCCACAAATTTACGCTGCTACGTAGAAACGCGTTACGGTTTGGCTGTTCGGCTTCTGACGCTATGACGTCTAGCGTTAACGTGCTGCCTATAGCGGGGTTTGCTTTTATCCACGCTTCAGGCGTCATAGGGTCAATATCGCTACTAGGTGAATACTCGGCAAAATATAACGACGTAACCTTCTTTTCGTCTATTGCCCGTAAACCCTGTTCGCGCCATTTCTGCATTTCTTTACTACTTTCGTCGCCAGCTGTCGAAGTCATAAACAACAGCGGACTTTTACGGGTACGCATAGTAGGCAACAGTCCTACGCTTACGCTGTCTGGCGAAACCGCCCAAAGTTCATCTATGCAAACTAAATCAGCTGTAAGACCGTGAAACGAAGTCGGGGTAGCAGCACGAACTAGCCAGCGTGTACCGTCTGGCAAATTAGCTTCGTTACGGCCTACCGCCCAAGTCAAAATAGCGCCAAACTCTTTTTCTAATATTGGCGCTACCTGGTTAAACAACTCGATAGCTAAATCTAATCTATGGGCCGTAGTAATAATCGTTTGCGGCCTACCGCGCAGCTTCGGCATAACCGTAGCCCACATGCCAACTACCCCAGCCAATAAAATACTTTTACCGTTCTGTCTAGCCACACTAACCAGGCCTTGCCTATGCAATAAATCGCCGTTAGCGTCGTGCGCTAACAAACCTGTAGCGACGTGATATTGCCAGTCCATTAAATCAACATTTAAAAAATCTTTAGCCCAAACTTTTACCCCGTCGGCAAAATAGCGGCCTTCACGATTACAAACAGTTTCTAAACGCGGCCTGTATATGTCTGCATAATTATGCACTACGTCGACTGGTTGCCTTCTGTCGTCATCTGGCCAGTTCGCGCCAGTTACGGCCAGTTCGGAAACCAAACCGCTATTTTCAGCCATTTTAGATAAGAAAATAGAAGCGTCGGGGGCAGGAAGGTTCGGTAAAAAAAACGGGTTTGCGTTTTTGTCTTGCATAGTTATGCAATTGTTTGCATATATGCGTTTTGGGTTTGCGTTTATTGTTGGTGCTGGTTCGTAAATGCTTTTGCGTTTAAGGTTTCCGTATCGTGCGCCGCGTGAACTGTTACAGGGTTTGCAGGCGGCTACTAAGTTATCGAGACCGTTAACGCCTGGCGTCCCGTGTGGCCAGCGGTCTACTTCGATTAGGTGGTCTGCTGTTGTTGCTAGTCGACTGTTGCACCAATGGCATAACGGTTTGTCTTTTAGTAAACGTTGTCTGTTTGTTTTAAATTCTGTTTTGCTTCTGGCTTCAGCGTTTAAGCTGCGTTTGTTTTGCTGGGCTGGGTTATGGGTTCTACGTTTCTTGCCTTGTGTCATAATCTCACGCGCCTACGGCTTGTGCTAGCGCGCGCTTTCGCGCTTGCTTTCGGTTTGTTATCGCTGGTCATTGTGTCGGGTTTATGTTTGTGGTTTGTTTTGTTTATGTTATTGGTTTGTTTGTCTGTGATTAAACCTAGTGCGCTAGTCCCCCGTGCGCTGCCTTCAATCGCACTCCCATATCTTTAACCGTTAGCCAGGCCCTGTATCACTACAGCGCCTTCTACCCGCGTTACCGCGTATTACGCCAACCGCGCCGCTACGCGCTTAGGCCTATTGTGTAAAGTTATTTAGTTGTCTTTAATTTTGCTAACTCTTTTTTAACGTCCTTTAACGCTTCGACTGCCATTAAATATAACTCTGGGTAGAACGTTTTGACGCGTTGCAAATCTTTAACCGCCATTGACAACGCATAATGCTGTTTCATTAAATGTTCTTTTAATTTCATTTTGGTTCACTTAATTTTAACGCGTCAATAACTTTAGAAATATCCTGTTTAGTTAAATCGCCTGTTGTGTGTATCTCTCGACCCAAAGTAGCGCTACAAAACGTTTTTAAATCGTCGCCTTTTAAGCCTTGCCCATTAGCTAAGGCGCGCATAAGCCCTAATTGCTTTGTGCTAGGCGCGGCCTGGTGCTGTACTTCGGGGAAAGGTACTTCTATATCGTGTAACGGTTTAACTGGCGCTAAATGTGTTTGCTGACGGCTTTGGGCTGCTTCAACTTCATCACGACTAGCAATAGCTTTATTAGCCGCAAAACCCGCATAAGCCAAAGCACGGCCCAGCGCCGACGAAAACCCAACTTCGTTTTCGCTAAATTTTGTATATGGCGTACGGCCTGGATAAAGTTCGCAAGCTGAAGCTACAACTGGTATCGGGTCGTTAGCGTCCCGCCAAACTGTAACCGTACAGCGAATAAAACAGCTTTTATCTGGCATTTCAATAACTTCTCGCGCTGTTTCTTGTATGCGTAAATCTGGGTATTTTTCAAACGCTAAACGTAAACGGGTAGCCACGTCGACATAATTATCCAAGCTAAAGCCCATTACGCCGCCTTTTCTGTTTGGTGCTTAATAAGTTCGTCAGTCGCTGGCAACATATCTATAGGCCATAACTGGTTTTGTGGCATAGCAAAACACGGATAACGCCAGCTTGTTTGGTAATTGTCTTTTCTTTCGTTACAACGTTTAAGCGTCGAAAAACCGCGTAGCGTCGCTTCTTGTGTTAATTGGTCAATAGTTACCAAAATGTATCGGCCTGGTTTGTCGCCATAATGTTTATCGTCTGGCGCGTGAGTAAGTAAACAGCCGTTTTCGTGATATGTGGCCCGCACTTCGTAACCTAAAACGTCGTTACCCCTAAAACTATATGGTCGATAAACATTTACGTAATCAAAATAGTTAGCTACGGCCTGTTCACCTAAAAGCCCGCAAAATTTTATGGCTTCAGATAATAACGGGTTTGCGTCGTAAGTTGTTTTGGCTTTACGGTTCTCGACTTCTAACTGAATAAGGCCCGAAATTATTAAACAGTTTTTATAATCGTCTTGCGTTAATTGAATAACTGGCTGGCCTAAATCGTTTAGTTTAGTTATCACGAAATACCAAATTTTCTAGGCGCTGTACTTCTGTTGCCTGGTGATTTAAACGGTCTTGTAATTCGCGTTCGCGTAATTCGCCCTCTTTTACTTTGGCGCGTAAATCTTTTATAACAGCTAACAAATATTGCAATTCGACTATGACGCTTTTTAAATCTTGTACTAAATCGCCGTCATCGAAAACGTATTCGCTGCACCAGTTTTGCAAATTACGAATATTTTTATTTGTAACAAAATCGGTAGTTTTCGGCATAAACATATCGCTAGGCCGCGCAGGGTCAACTAACGGGACTTTGTTATCTGTTATTTGGTTTATGACGTGCGCTAACGCTTTCAGCTGTTCGCGGTCTGCGTCAAATGGTTCGTTTTGGTTTGGCATTTTCTCGTAGCCTTTCTCGTTTGGTTATAAAGTACCATAGCGCAACCGTGTACGCAGTTAGAAGCGACGCAATAATAAAATGTTTTATAAAGACCACGCCCGCCAGCCTTCGCTATAACGGTAAATGGCTAACGCTGCACGTAAATTAGTTTCTAGGTCAAATAGTTCGGCGCAGTCGTTTAAAATGCCGTGCGCTTGCAGGTAGCCGCGTGGCCAATATTGGCTAGGTTTGCACCAAAAATAGTTAATTTGCATAACGCCCGCGCTACCCCCGTTTGGGTCTTTAGGGTTAAATGCGTCTACCTGGCAGCGGCTTTCACGTATCGAAACAGCTACAACGGTAGACAATTCATTAACAGGCCAACCAACATATTTAGCCATATTAAAAACCTGCCCGCAAAGCGTCTGCGCTGGGGCTGTAATCGACGTAGAAGGCACGGTAACAGGCTGGCTATACCCTTCGTAAACCGTGTCGTAACGTGGCTGTAAATCGTCTGGCGTAGGTGCTGCGGGTTTAGTCAGCATAAACGCAGATACAAACGCGATAAGCGCCGATATAGCGCCTTTAGTTAATAAGGTCATTAGTTGCCTACTTTCTCGTTAGGGTTAAAACCAGCCTAACAAAACCCCTATACAGTTTTGGGCATATCCTTAAAAACGTCGTTAAACGCTTGTTTTACAAGGTTTTCATTAACAGACATAGCAGGCGAAATTTCTATATGAAACCAATCGCCGCCCGACCATTTACCCTTTAGCCACGTCCCTCTATCACATTTCCAGCTACGGTTTTCGGCGTAGTCAATAACTAATTCTATTTGCAGCGTGTCGGCGTTTTCTAAAAGTTTGTAGATAAACGGTAAAGCTATTTTGCGTCCGTCAGCTATGCCTTTGTCGGTCATTTTTCTATAACTTAAATCAGCTGCCAGGCCGCGCGCGTGGTTAGATAGCTGGCCTGGTTTAGTTCGAATATCGCGCACTACCCAGCTACCGTTATTCCAAAGCGAACCGCCAGACCGTTTAACTATTTGGCGTATAAATTCGTCCATACCCTGCAACGGGCCTTTAGCTACTGGCGCTTTAAAAGCTGTGTAGGGCCTAGTCATTTTCGTCTAAATATTCGTTACGTTTACTTTTAATACCGTTTGAAGCAACTAGGCCCGATAATGTGCCAGTTAAAAAAACTACAATAGTCGACATTAAATCTATAAATGCTGCGTCGTTTGGGCTTTGTTCTATTGGTTGGCTTACGAAAAGTAGGCCGTAGACCATACCTACGACAATGACGCTAAAAACTAAACCTAACAATATTCCTACGGTAACGATTAGGCGCGCGTGTAGTTCGTCTGGGCTGTATCGGTAGCGTTTCACGGCGTTATTCCGCAACGGTCTGGCACGTTGCAATTATCTAAAACCATATTTTTAACTTTTGACTTAACCGTTAGTGTATTGTCGCGTGTGGTTTCGCAAGCGCTAAGCACAATTAACAATGCCAAACTAGCCAAATAGCGCGGCGGCTTCATCTGCGGTTAATCCAAGTTTGTCAAGTACGGCTTGACGCGCCGCAAGTTTTGCGGCTTGTGCTTCGGCTTCAATTTTGTTATCGGCTTTTAATTTTTTTGTAAACGCCAAATACGCTGCTTCCTCATCATCGGTCATATCACGGTTTACGCCGTCAACATTTATTTTTAATGTCATAACTTATACCGTCTTTGAATATCCGTAAACTGAATACGTACCCGTAAT